AGAGTGTAAGGTTGTGTATAGTCCAGACAAACCTCTGTCTTGTGGTGCTAAAGTATGGATAGAAACAGATGCAGAGGTTATAACTATACCAGACTTTGTTAGTAGAAATAGAGATACTAAAAGCTATGTGCGTGAAGCCATAGAGAAAGGACATGATTGGTGGTAACAATGAGTAAAAGATATACATCAACAATAACTGTAACATGGGAAGGTAACATGCTTGATGCAGAAAATATGGAAGAATATATTGAACAATTAAAGCAAGGCTTTCTTGAAGAGTTTGGTATTCATCTTAATGATACTGATATAAATAATGTAAAAGAAATACCTTTTACTAGATTATCAAAAATGTTTAGAAAGGAGATTGAGAATGAGCAAAAGATTTAAACAAGTAAACGTACAACACTTTGCTACACTTGTGCAAGAAATAGATGTATCCAAGTATACCCAGAAAGAATATGTAAAGATTGTAGAAGAACTATATATGAGTATATTCAGACACAATACAAGTGGGGACTTTGTTGTAGAAACATTACCTAATGAGAAAGGTAATTGGAAGGTGCATAAACCTTCTGCAACCAAAGAAGAAGTAATGGAACTAATTAAGAAAGGACAAGTTATATGGGACAAGAACGTAATTTAACACCAACACAGCATTGGGAACTCCATCAAGGACTATGGTCTATGCTAGGTTGTGATATGCAACTAAAGTATAAAGATAAAACAACTGCTATATATGTTGACAACAAAGCAAAATTAAAGTATACATATTCAACAAAAGGTTTTATAAAATGGTTTCCTATATCAAAGGAGAATAAAATATGAGAGTAAGTGAAGAAGATATGGAGTCATGGATAGGCACAGATAAAAGAGGAGATTATCCTAAACAATTTGTACTAGAAGTTTTATGTGAAATAGCGAATGGTGAGTATGAACCAGAGCAATTAAAATTAGATGTATTAGATATGAGGGAGAATAAAGATGCCAAAGAAACCAATTAAAGTAAAAAAGAAACCTAAGGATAGATTAATTTATATCTATGGAGATGAGATGAATGAAGTGTGGGAACACTTTAATATGACTGTAAGAGATGATGATGATAGGATTGTATTGAAGTTTGTTAGATTTGAATCAAGAGATTTTTATAGAAAGTAAGGAGATACAACGTGGTTAAACAAAAGAAAAGATATTACGAAGTAAGAGGACAAGCAATCATACACTACAAAAGGTATGTAGAGTATCCACCTAGTGTAAATGCAGAGGAAGTACGTAGACGTATGGAAGCATTACAAACTCCAGATACTTTTGAAAAAGTACACGAGGAGTTTTACATTAGTGACATAGAAGAAATGGAGGAAGATGATGAGTGACAATATTAAAACAAAATATTATGTTGAAAAGTATAAACAACTATGTGAAGCATTAGTAGGTGTAGATGCTACTGAAAGATATAGTCATCAAGATATACTTTCATATGTTTATAATTTAAAAAAGACAGAGGAGAAATATTATGACAGTCAGAAAACTTAATGACGAAGGGCAGATAGACTTAGCAAGAGAATATATTATTGATATGTTTGATGAGTTAAAGAACAGAGTATCTGTGCCTAATATGATAATGGCTATGCAAATGCAAACAGCAGACCTTGCATATGATACTGCACCTAGTAATACTGTAGCTACAAGTATGCTGCTAGAAGTTATTAATATGAAACTTAGAATGGAAATGGAAGAAGGAAAGGAGAACTTAGTAGATGAGTAAAGGTATTGATGTATACATAGATTCAGGAGTTCATGTAAAAGGATTTACAAAACTTACAGATGAAGCAAAAGAAATAGCAAAACAAAAATTTATAGATGCAATACAAAATAATCAACTAGATTTTTATTGGGATAGTTGGGGTGATTTAGAGGAGGAAGATGATGATTAAAGACCATTATGATGACACAATTTATGACAGAGTATGTGATAACTGTGGAGAAATGACTAATGCTTTTGTAGGTTTTTTACAAGGTTTCAATATTTATTGTGAAGATTGTTGTCCAGATAATTATGGAGAAGATAACGGATTTGATAAAGGAGAAGATGATGATTAAATATATTATATATACACAAGATAGATGTGGACATTGTGAAACTGCAAAGATGATATTAAGAGAAGCAGGAGAAACATTTGAAGAAAGAAAATTAGATACAACTGAAAAGATAAAAAGATTTCGAGAAGCAGGACATAAGACTGTACCACAAATCTTTTTACATATAGGAGGTCGTACAGAACTAGAAGATTTTATGTTTGGTAATATGGATTTTGAGCCAGATATACACTTAGTAGAAGATATAAAACGTAAAGATTTAAAACCTACTGCAAAGGTTATACCTTTTAAAGGAAAGATAGGTGCTATCTCTGGAGACAAGGAGGAAGAATGAAATACAAAGTAAAAATAGAATTAGACTTTAATAAGCGACCAAGTAAAAAAAAGATATTAGATAGATTATTTGATATGCTTAGAGATAATAAAGTTAATTATGAATTATATAAATATAACAAAGACTTAGGAAGGAATTTTAAAGTATGATAGACATAACTAAAGATTTAATTAAGATATTTTTTGCATGTATTGTTTGGTACTTGCTATGTTTTACATTACCACTAATTGTGGTATAATAATATGTTGACAAAAGAATATAAATATAGTATTATAAAATATAATTATATAAATAATAATTATAATTTAACTAACTATGAAATATATGATAAGATGTGTAATGAAAATAAAGATGTATCTTGGGCATACAACGTATACTTTATAGAGAAATATTGGGATAATAAATGATGTATGTAATAGCTTTATATAATCCAGAGATAGATGAATTACCAGATGTATATGAAGAAGATGGTAAAGTAAGATATTTTAAATCTGATATAGAAGCAGAAGATTTTTTATATAGTTTATATATTAAAAATAATATATTGATTAGACCTTTATTAGATGACCATATGATATTAATGGGTGTTCAATGATAGAACCTACACTAATAAATGCTTTTGTCGTTGGTTTAATAGTAGGTATGTTTATTATTTTACTTGCGTATTTTTTAACGAGGTTATAAATGAAAACAAATATAGAAGAAATGCTAAAAAAAAATGTTAGAGATTTACAAGAACAAAATAGAAATCTAATGGTAAGAGTTAAACAATTAAATGATGAATTGTTTGAATTAAAAACAAATAAGAAGTATAAAGGGTGGGTAGAAAATCCAGATGCTACTCATATTAAAGATGAGTAAAGATAGAGATAGAAGATTAAAAGCTACAGGTAAATGGTTTAAAAAGACAGAGAAAAAAAACTTATTGACAAATCATATTTTTCCTGTACTATTAATAGTAGGATTTATTTTTTATATTATTAATCTGTAGGAGATAACGTTGACTAAAAATTTATGGGATAAAGAAAGTAAAACTTTATTTAGAAAGTATTACAGAGAATATAAAAGTGAAGGGTATGATGATAAAGAGTCAAAGAGATTAGCTAAACAAGATGTTAATGTTGTGCTAGGAGAAAGAATTGACTTTGCTGAATTATTATATAAAGATAAATTAAATGATTATAATTAGAGAGGTAATATGTATTCAAGTAAATGGTTAGACAGAGGTCCTTGTCCTAAGTGTGGGTCTAGTGATGCCAATGTTAAACATGCAGAAGGATACAGTTATTGTTTCTCTTGTGAAACTAGATTTGGAGAGGGTGAAGATATGAATAATGTAACACCTATGCCTGTTGTAGAAGCTAGACCTTTGACAAGTGATGGTTTGTATGCAGACATAGTAGAAAGAAAGATAAGTAAAGACACAGCAGAAAAGTTTTGTACAAAGATTACAAGAGATGGTACAGTAACTACCAAACACATTTATAAATACTATGATGTAAATGGTGGTCACGTAGCTAATAAGATTAGAAATACATCTAACAAACAGATGTGGACTGAAGGTTCTATTCAAGATGCAATATTATTTGGACAGAACCTTTTTAGTTCTGGTGGTAAATATGTAACTATAACAGAGGGAGAAGTAGATGCTATGTCTGCCTATCAATTGATGGGTAGCAAGTGGGCATCTGTATCTGTTAAGACAGGAGCAGGTGGTGCTTTGAGAGATTGCAAGTCAGCTTTTGAATACCTAGATAGCTTTGAGAATATAGTTATATGTTTCGATATGGATGAACAAGGCAGAAAAGCTGCCAACAAAGTTGCTCAATTGTTTTCTCCGAACAAGTGCAAAATAATGTCTATGGAGTATAAGGATGCTAACGAGTACCTTAAGATGGGTAAAAGTCAAGCCTTCAACCAAGCTTGGTGGTCAGCACAACCTTATACTCCTGCAGGCATTATGAACTTACAACAATTAGGCTCTTCATTATTTACGGAAGAGTATTGTGAAACATGTTTGTTTCCTTGGAGTAAGATGAATGATAAAACTTATGGAATGAGAACAGGAGAACTAATAACATTTACAAGTGGTGCAGGTATGGGTAAGTCTTCAATTATGAGAGAACTAATGCATCACTTATTTAGAAACACAAAAGATAATATAGGTATACTAGCATTAGAAGAGAGTGTTAAGAACACAGCATTTAATATTATGTCAGTAGAAGCTGATGCTAGATTATATATAAAAGAAATACGTAAACAGTTTACTCAAGACCAATTAGATAAATGGCAAGAAGATACTATAGGCTCTGGTAGATTCTTTGCCTTTGACCATTTTGGTTCTATTAGTAATGACGAGATACTTGCTAGGGTTAGATACATGGCACAAGCGTTAGATTGTAAATGGATATTCATAGACCACTTATCCATTCTTGTTTCTGGACAAGAAGAAGGAGATGAAAGAAAGTCTATTGATGTACT